TTCAAAAATGTTCCTGATCCACCAGCGACTGTTGTAGGAAGAACCCCATTCCAAGATTGTGCTTTCAAATATTCAACATAAAGAGGTGTTATTTCTTTTTGTTTTAATTTCATTGCCAAGGCCAAGGCTTGTGCGTCGATTATAACTTTTGCAGAATCACCACGAGCGATTGCGATTTTTTCTTGTGCTTCCGCCTCCGCAACTAACTTACGTTGCATCGCCGCCTGTGCTTCCTGAACCGCCTTTGTTTTAGATTCAATTGCCTGTTGTAATGCCTTTGGTGGTGTGATGTTAGTTCTTAACTGTGATACTTCAAACCATTTAGATAATCTTTTATTACACTCAGCAACAATAGCGGCCTCAAATTCTTCACGTTTATTAAAGATTGCATCCACTTCCCATTTATTAGCCACGTCATTTACTGAAGAGACAATTGCGTTCATTAACCATCCTTGTTCAATTTGTTTTATATCTAAACGTAAGTTCTCAAACATATTACCAATTGCGGTTGGTTTTAGTGAGTAGTTAAAACTTGGTTTAATGGTTGCAGCAAATCCGCCCTTCGTAATAACAGTCTGATCTTTATATTCTATATGTTGCTGGTATGTAGGAAACTCTAACATCTGTTCTGTCCAAGTATTGTATAATACCCACCCCGTTTTATACTCATAACTTGACACCCCTCTTTTGTCACCAGTTAAATTAACTTTGATACCAACGTGTCCTGCATCTACTCTATCTAATGCGAATGGTTGGATGCTAGAGATTATAATACCCAAGACAAAAATACCAATTGGTTTAACTATCCACATAGTATTAAACATCTCTTTACTATCACCCCATCTGTCTGTTCCTGTTACATACATTCGGTCTCTTGTTGTAAATGCAATAAATCCCGCAATTACCAATCCTAAAATAAAAATTAAAGTACTAATCATTTTTTTCTTCTTTTTTAAATAAATTTATTGTTTCGTTGATTACATAAATAAGGGCACCAACCAATCCAACGAAACTTAACAATTGGAGGAACCCGTTTACTTCTCTACTGATGATATACTCACCAAATAATGATACGGTTGATATGAAAGCTAACCATATCACTGCTAATTTAAAATACTTCATTTCATTTTTTATATTTTTTAATCGTTAATAAAAACACAATCCTTAAATGGATAAACTTGTCCTGACCTTGAAGATATTACATCTAATTCAATGTTATAACCAATAATGTTTATTTTTTCAGCCTTAAAGTCTTCACCTTTTTTTGGTACTTTAAACTTTAATGGTTTATCAAATACTATCCCTTGCCTATACGATATTCTTTTAACCGTATCAGTCCATGTTGATAAACCATACTTCCCATTATGCCTAAACTTTCTACCGACAAATCTTGGAATATCGAAACTTTCATCTTCTACATCTTTCGATAATGGATTCTTTTCTCCTGTCAATTCTTCGTAGTAAGGGTTAAGTTCTCCAGTCTGTGGATCGTGTGTTGGTATATTCTTCATTATTACTTATTATAAAGTACGTAAAGTCTTTGAGCAATTTCTTTTAATTGTGACTCTAAGTTTGTAATCTTTTGTTTATCTTCTTCAGTTAATTCAAACTTTTCTGCCTTAATGTCTGCAATTTCATTAATGATTCTTCTATGTTGTTCCATTAAAGCCCCTTGCAAAATTCCGTTGTTTTGTTCCATTTTTTTATTTTTATTTTTTTATTATTGCCTTTGTTAATTGGTTGATTAGTCCTTGGACTTCTCCGAATTCGTGGAATCTAACAAGTGGATCAGTATTGAAAAAATCAACGTACCATTTATCTTCCTTTATTTCCTCGTTAGTTGGTGTAATAAAGGTTAAACCGTCCACAATATCAAGAACATAGTAATAGGACTCATCTTCATCGTGTTCTCTGATTTCCTCACTTTTAAACCCTAAAAGGATTATTTCTCTTTCTGTCATTTTATTAGTTTTACTTTTTTTATTTTACCTTCTTTATCTACCTTATATTTAATTTTAGCCGTGTCAACAACTAAAATGTACTGATGGTCCATGTTTAAACAATTCCATTCACAAGTTTCGTGATAATACAGATGGACATGTATTTTATCCAACTTTTTACATTTCAAATATGTGAAATCTTTATATTGCCAGTTTGAACAACTAACCAATAACATAATCACAAATATATATAACATTTTTCTCATAATCAAATTTCTCTTGATGTAAATTCTTTAAGTGCTTCGTCAACAATCTTCATATATTTTTCTTGTTTTTTTCTATGATAAAGATACAATAAAAAACAGATTAGGTATACAATTAAAAAACTAACTACTCCAACAAAATTAAAAAATAATAAGATAGATTGTATAAGTGATACAATAGTTAAGATTATTGTTGAGTACATGTGTTTATCGGCAATTGCCAAATTTTTCCGAGCCAAATCTAAAAGCTCTCCGTCGTTTAATTCTTTCATAATATTTTAATAAGTTTTTTCAAGACATTAACTGATTTGAAAATATGTTGTCTTCAACATTGTGTTTTCCTAAATTGTAAGTGGTAAAGGTACCATTAAGATTATCAATTCTAATCATTAAAAATCCAAGATCAGATACAAAAATTTTCTCCAATTCACCCTTACCTTTTGGTGTTTCAATTATTGGGTTATTGTTTATTGATTTTATCATAAATCGTATGTAAGGTATTTGTTATTTGTGATTTAATTTGATCTTCATAAGCTAATCTTTCGTCTTCAACTTTTTGATCATACAGTTTTTTTATTTTATTGATGTCTATCTCACCTAAACTAACGACATAATGATATACGTGGTTTGTAATTTCAACTTTACCATCTTCAATTATTACAAAAATATCAACTGCCTTATTAACAATATATCTTTTTTCCGATAAAGGAGCAATTGTGAATTTTGAGTCGGGATGACTAATCATTTTTCTAACTATCGCACAAGATATGTTCTCGTATCCATTTACGATTTCAGGTGCTTTAAAAACTTTGTGATTTCTATTCCATTTACGAAAACGAACTTTCATTCTTTTGGTTTGTCGTCTTAACCAAGATCTAAATTTTGACATATTGTTTATTTTAGAACAAAGGTATTAAACCTTTTTTGAATAAACAAATATTATTTGAATTTTTTTACTCTTTCTTTTTCCCTCATTTCTTTTGCGTAATCGGTCCAAACTTTTTTAACTCTTGGCCAATCTTTTTCGGGATCTTTAAAATTTCTTTTATTTTCTTTAAACCACTCATCCATAGATTTAGATAAAGATATTTTCTTGGTGTTGGATCTTTTTATTAGACCTCTAACATATGCGGGTATTTCAACTTTTGATGTAAGATATTTAAAATTATATTCTTCGTCGTCATCTTCAGTATCATCTCGTCTTTCAACATCCATATCCTCAAAATTTTGTTGTTCAACATGTTCCAATTCGTGTTCAATAGTTTCTTTAACTTCCGCAACTAAATCTTCCATACTTTCAGGAAAATGTTGTGGATTGAAGGTTATTTCCATGTAGATTTCTTCCATGTCCGCTTCAGCGTGTATTGAAAATGGGTCGTCTAAATCAATATCTTCTAAAAAATAACATTTAAAATCAAAAACAGCATAATCATTTCCTCTTTCAAAAGTTAAATCATAAAGTTCAAAATCTTCGTCTTTTTTAAATTGGCTTATAACCATTCTAGAAAGTTTTAATGAAAGATCATCAGTTTTTCTTTCATTAATTAACTTATTTTTAATTCTATATATTAAGTTTTCAATTAATTGTTTTCTCATTGCTGTAAATGTGTCATTAAAACACCACCAAGTGCCGTTGCATGTACTAATAAATGATTAATCGATTCAATATCTAATTTAGTTTTTCTTTTTGTATATTCAAGACCTAATGTTCCAATAAACTTATCATCAATTGTTTTAATTGCAAACAAATAACCTGATTTACACCCAGTATCTTCTGCAATGTATTTTAAACCAAAAGTTGCAATTGATTCGTCTTTGTAATCGGGTATTTGGATAACGTCGTTTTGTAGTAATTCATTTATTGATTTTGAAAACAAATTAACAGGTATGTTGTGAAAGTTTCCTTGAACTGATGCGACTCCAGGATGTACCGTTTCATACATTATTGAAAACTTAGCCATTGATTTTCCTGTTGGATAAAAATTACCTCCGTTATGAAATTGTGTGATCCACACTCTGTCAGCATTAAACTCCTCTTTTATATGTTCAATTTTTTGATTAACTAACTCTGAAACACGTAATGTTTCTGTAACCATGTCTGGTTTTTTTTTATTTTGGTCTAATTTACTTTTAATATACAATACGGTAATTGGTCCTATAACCCCCGTAACAAAAGCAATCACTAATTCAATCCATCCACTCATCATAATATTATTTTATTAAAATAATGACACCATTATCTGTCTCATCAATTACTTTTCTTATTTCATTTAATCTATGACCATCCTGTACCGCTATTGAAATTTCCGATAATTCAATCCCATCAAATTCTAAATCCTCTAAAAAATCTAATAGGTCTTGTGCGGTAAAGTCTCCTTTATGATTAAAGTTATCATCACCAAACTCATCACTATAATTAAAATCCATATGTGTAATTTTACTTAATAAATATATTGTTAATTAAAAAACCCCACCTTTTGAGTGAGGTTTAAATAAAAAAAGTCAATTGTTAATTATTTTTTTGCAATAACTGACCAAATAGCACCAGTTAATGTTATAACACTACCAACGATTTCATTAACTGTACTTTCGTCGATCAATCCTTTCATTACAACAATACCACCAACAAACGTTAATGCGTGTCTAACAATACCCAATACTTGTTCTTTTGTAAGTTTCATAATAGAAAATTTAAAAGTTTATTTACATATAAATATATTTATAATTAAATAAAATATAAATAGTATGAGTACAGTATTAAGAAAAGGAAGTAAGGGTGAGGCGGTAAGAACCCTACAAGAGTTCCTTAAAATTACAATTGATGGTGATTTCGGACCGAAAACCGAAACCGCAGTTAAAAATTACCAAAGAAAAAACGGTTTATCCGTTGATGGTGTTGTTGGTCCAAGAACTTGGGCTCACATGGGTATTTTAAATACAGATAACGCAGAAAATCTTGAGGTTATAAACGCATTAAGTATTAAAAAATACTATATGCCAGAAAATACATACTTTAAGGGTCCTGTACCTAAACAGTGGATTTTCTTACATCATACGGCAGGAGGACCTAATCCTTATCAAGTTGCAGATATGTGGGCTAGAGATAATAGAGGTAACGTAGCAACAGAATATATTTTAGGCGGACAATCCGTTGATAATAAAAATGTTAAATTTGACGGTGAGCTTATTCAATGTTTTCCTGATGGTGGATATGGATGGCATACAGGAACAGGTAACTCTTTAATGCATAGAAATTCAGTGGGTATTGAGGTGTGTTCGATGGGTCAAATTGTTAATGGTAAAACTTATGTTAATACTCCGGCAGATCCAAGACAGGTTATTAAATTAGCAAAACCATTTAGAGGTTTCCAATACTGGCATAACTATTCTGAAGCACAATTAAAATCTCTTGAACATTGGATTAAGTTTGTTGCTGAAAAATATTCTATTGACCCAAGAGTTGGGTTGGTTGAGTATGTTAGAGATAAAGGTGCTGATGGTTTTGATGTGTTAGATTTAGCAAGAGCAAATAAAGTTCCTGGAATGTATTCACATACAAACGTTATCAGAGGAAAAGTGGATATGTACCCACATCCAGATTTAATAGATATGTTATTAAGTTTATAAATAAAAAGGGAGTTAAACTCCCTTTTTTTATTTGTCTTTGTAGTTCAAATATGACACCAACATAATACCGATAAATGCGACCGGTACCAAACATGCGATAATTACTTCCATAATGTTTTTTTTAAATAAATAGATATACAAAATTCGTTCCTAACCTGACTTATTTAAAACTATGTTATAAATTATTATTTTTAGTATTTAAATAAGCATTTAAAGAAAAAAACCGGGAAAGGGTTTGAACCAATGACACGTCCTGTTTAAATAGGATTGCTCTACCAGCTGAGCTACCCGGTTTTGATTAATAATAAAACATTAATTTAATAATGTCAAGTGTAGTCAGGAGAGGAATCGAACCTCTCTACAGGGAGCTACCCGACATCCATGACCTTCCATCGGACTCGAACCGACCTTGTACCAACCTGACTAAGTTGGTAGAAATTTGCGCCAACGCAGAGTCACCCCTACGTCTTGTTTCTTTTGTTTATGGTACTCTACCGTTGTAAGTTCCTCTTATCTTACACCACCATTCGCGGGACATCCCGAATTCCCCAATGGTTGTTACTCTACTACCAGGAATCAAGTAACCGGTGTTGTCAGGGAGGGAGTCGAACCCACAATGAGCAACCTTTATAGTTTCTCGCGTCCAAATGCTTATGGACCGTGGTACTTTTAGGACTCGGCACCGTGCCTCATTACGCTCCTGACCAACCAATAATTTTATCTTCGTTTTCTTACTCCAAAGATAAATAAAAAAAATAATATTAACAATAATGGTGTCATAATTTTTTATATTTTAAAAACACGCTCCTAAGCATTCTACTCCCAGCTCCGAGGAATTGTATATAACTTAGCCCGTTACTCACCGCTGTACAGGTACTTAGGTTTACGTGTTGTAGTCAGGACAGGGCTCGAACCTGTATCTCCAAATCACCGGCACTTGGAACTTTCTCCCATCAATGAGGTTGATTACTTCTCACTCTAAAGTTACTCCTTCTTGCGTCTACCATTCCGCCACCTGACTATTTTATTTAATTTTTTTATTAACCGTTAATAAATGATATTTGTGACAATGGATACATTTGTATGCAACTAACTTTGTTGTTTCTTTATGGTTGTGTTTATTGACCAATTTTGCTGCACTAATTGCAGCATCGGAATTGTCATATGATTTTTTTGGTACACCAACCTTACTAATGCAAGTCCATATCCCCTTGTTAACACACTTTATCATTTATTTTATTTTTTGTAGTCAGGATGGGATTTGAACCCACAAGCTTTCGGTTTAACCAACCGACTGTCTACCATTTGCACCACCTGACTATATTTAATTATTCTGTTATTACCTGGGTATAACCCTCTTCTTCCAATTTTTCAATAACTGTTTTCCAACCAGTTAAACTTTCAGCAAGTGATGCCATTTCGGTTTTAACTTTATTTAAATGTTCTTTAAGACTTTCTTCTCCTTGATATTGTGTCTCCATTTGAAAACCCTCTGAACAATTTGAAGTTCCTGAGTAAGAAACCGTTGTTGTTATTTTTTTATACCCATTAGATCTCATAGATGTTCTTAAATGAAACTCAATACCATTTACAATTTCCGTTTTCTCTAAAATTATTTTTTCCATATTATTTTTTATTAGTAGTCAGGACAGGAATCGAACCTATTCTACGAAGTGTGACCTCCTCAGTGCACCATACACCACCTGACTATTAGTTTATTGATTTTTAGTTATATCAAATTTTTTAAGAATGTATTGTAATTTAGAAAGGGATGTTGATAAACCTTCTATTTTAGGAATTTCTTTATCCCACATATCAACACCTTCTACAATTACTGATTCCGCATCCGCACAATCAAAACAAACACCAAACCTTAAATCTAAATTACGCCCACAACATTTACAATTATTTATCATATCATTTTTTATTAGTAGTCAGGACAGGAATCGAACCTGTATGATGAGGTGTGTTTTTCTCTCAGGGCTTTTACATGTTATACACCCGTCTTGATTACCGACACTTATTACCAACCTACGTAGACCACTACGCAACCTAACTATAACAAGGGGGGATTATAGGTTTTACCCCCTTTTCTTTCTGTCGTTTGGGTTTCGGTTTTAGGTCAGGAAACCCCTTCGGTAAGGAAAATGACCCCAGTTTCTGGACACTTGGATAAACCCCCGATTACTTTACATTGTTACTTTAACGTCTCAACAATCCCCCTCATCGGTGCGAGTATGAAAAAAGACGACCTTGTAGTCAAGACAGGACTCGAACCTGTACGAGAGTGTTATCTTCCATCGCTAACACCTATGCATCGGTGCACTCTCTAGCTCTATAGCGTCTCACCATTCCGCCACCTGACTGTGTTATTTATAAGAATAACTTACTACCATCTTCATAATGTTTATACTCTATACTAGTGAAAAACTTCCCATTTTCGTGGTTACAAGTTTCTGGATGACATTCACAAAAAGTTTCGTATTCCCATAAGTATTTTATGAATTTACCCTTTTCGTCTTCACCAGATCCAAGTTTAGTCTCTTCGGACTTATTATTACCTATATATGCCATATATTTTTTTATTTAATTTGTAGTCAGGACAGGACTCGAACCTGTATAGTTGCTTTTGTTTCCGATAGCTTATGTTTCTGTTTCTGGTCGCAACCAATCCGTCAATTTTACAATGTTTATCGCAAAAAGCGTCTACCATTCCGCCACCTGACTATATTTAAAAATCAATTATGGGTTTCCAATCCCACTCCGATAACTGTTGTCAATGTGATTTGTGTTAGTGTACCTCTAACTTAGACACTTCGGAACGACCCATTGTATATGGTTATGCCGTCAATTGATTAGTAGTCAGGACAGGAATCGAACCTGTATTTCAATGTGTCAAATCATTGGATCAAAAAGAACATTTAGGGATTGTTTTGACATAACACGACACCCATAGTTTCTTTCTAGCGTCTACCAATTCCGCCACCTGACTATATTATTCAAAGAACTTTAACAAAGATAAGAATAATTTTTGTAACTACCAAATCTTTTTTAAACTTTTTTTATTTTTTTTGTAGTCAGGACAGGAATCGAACCTGTATTATTGATTATTACTTTATTCATCAATCATCCCCAATATGGGACCGTCTACCATTCCGCTACCTGACTATAAAAGACATCATTAGAATTTTGACCATTACATAGTTTCCTAAGTGTGAATATACTCCGTTGATATCTTTTTTGAGGTTGAGATCCTCTGTGTTGTAGTGTACGATTATGTTTTCCATAATTCAAGTAATGTCACTCATCTTTATATTTCCTTTCTCAAGGGAACAACACAATATTATTGATAGTGATGGAGTACCCGGTCTCGCTCCAATCTTAACTGCTTGCCCGAGTTTTAGGGTGCACCGGCAGAAGGGTGATGACTATCCTTAGCCTACCTAGTTCGTCGACAACATAAGTAGAGGCGTCCACTATCAATATTTTAAAAAATGGTAAGATCTTTAGATTTACTTATTCGTGAGTCACCTCATCCCTACTACCTATACCTCGCCTTTAACATCCGTTCTACCCAAACCATCGTTTATATACCTGTTATCCTCTCGGATATCTTTGAGTACCTCCTCAACTTGTAATCTGATAGGGGCTCCATTTTGCTCATCATTTCTGATTCCCTGTGGGATTCTGCTGATATAGGTCTATCTGCTATCTTACCAATTTAATCTTTCAAAGAACGTTTTCCTTATTTGTTTTACAAAGATATAAAATCTATTTCAATCTACCAAATGTTTTTTAAAAAAAAATTAATTTTTAGGTTAGTTTGTATGACTTTTTTGTGGGTTCGTGATATTTATATATAAAGGAGGTATTATGTTTGAATGTAAAATTTGTAATCGTAAGTTAGATAATTTTGGTAACTTTAATCAACACATACCGAAAT